CCGACCCGAGAAGAGCTGAAGGCTTTTGGAATGACTGATGAAGAACTTGATGAGCAAGTGGCACAGGGTGCAAAATTCTGACGAAGCCCCATGTCTAGGTTCATCAGGGAAGGCCTCCGCTTTGCGGAGGGGGAAGGGGTGACTAGGTGGCTACAGCGGCAGCATATGCTTCAAGGTCCACCATCGGGGCACAGCCGGCTATGCGGCGATTCCTCGAAGGGTCAGGTCTCACCAACGGTCCTAAGGGTACTCCGGTGACGCTCACAAGTGGCTTCTTAGCCATTTGGAACGGCAGCTCGTATACTGGGGCTATTGCGGGGATTCTGGCCGAACCAGTAACCGGCCGAACGACAAGTGGGGTGGCACAGATCATCAGCCCACTTGCTGAGGTCATTGAGAATCAGCCCTATGCTGTGAACATTGCGCTGCCAAAGTGGGATGACGGCAAGCTCAGTGCTTACACGCTGGCTGATGGGGCGACCATTTTTTGGGGGCAGGTGGGCCCAACCCAGGGCGGCGCCAATCTGACCCAGGCAAACGTGGGAGTTGCCTATGGTCTGACTGCTGACACTGATTATCATTGGTATGTGGACACAAGCAAGACCACGACCAGCGGGGGCGGCAGCTCAAATCAGGCTGTTCTCGTCATCGAATCACTTGATCCCAACGACAATCGTGGGGTCTTTTTCAAGTTCTTGCCTGCGGCAGCGCAGCTGGGCGTTGGTTAGGGAGGCTGGCAATGTTAGTTCGTGGACAATGGAGTCAGTTGCAAGCTCCCCATCTCCATGGCGTCTTTGCCCAGTGGCTCAAGCTAAAGCAGAGAGAAGAAGAGTTCTCTCATGTCTTTAACATGGATACCACTGACAAAGCCTTCATCGACATGGCGGAGTTCGTGGGGGTTGGCCCGATGGTTGAGAAGCCAGAGGGTGAGCCTTCGACCTATAGGGATGCAGCTCAAGGCGGCACCAAGCGCATTGAGATGTATACCTATGCGCTGGGCGTTCGCAGCTCCTATGAGCTGTATGAGGACGATCAGTACGGACTTATCAAGCAGATTCCCAAGGCCATCGCCCGCTCGCACCATTTCCTGCGCGAGATGTCTACGTGGAATCTCATCAACTTGGGGTTCATCTCATCGAACTCCATTCTCAATCCCGTCGTCACGGTTGACGGCGTCAACTTGTTCAGCACAGCGCACTACCTCCCAGGTGGGGCGTCTGCGACGAACATCGCACCTGGCGTGAGTTCCTACATCAGCGCCGCGGGTACTTGGCCCAACAGACCCTCTGTGGATGTTGACCTCAGCATGACCGCACTTCAGGCTGCGATCAACAACTTCGAGAGGATGCCGGATGGCGTGGGCATGCCAATGCAGGTTAAGCCGAGACTTCTTGTGATCGCTCCTGAGAACAAGTGGGTCGCTCGCGAAATCCTGGGTTCGGCGCACAAGCCCGACACCGCTGACAACAACATCAACTCAATCCTCAACGAGGACTTGCACTACTTCATCTGCCACTATTTCACCTCCGTCGGCCGGTGGTGTCTCTTGTCAGACAAGAGCGAGCACTCGTTGTATCATATTACGAGGAAGCCACTGGACGACATGTACAGCGACGACTTCGACACCTACTCCATCAAGATGCTCTCGATGAGCAGATTTGGGGTTGGTGCCTTCCATTGGATTGGGACTTACGGCAGCGATGGGCCATAGCTTGTAGAGTGTGGCCCTTCGGGGCTTCTCGCTTTGCGAGATTGCTGAGTGAGATGGGTGTTCAGAACATGAACACCCACAACATCAATTTGCATCTAACGAAAGGATAAAGTCATGGGCTATACACATCACGACGGCGTTGCCGTCAACAGCCTGGCTGTGGGGGCTCCCCTCGCGGCTGTGACTCCTGTCACTGCGTCAACCTCGGCAATGACTGCAAATGCAATAATTGCAAGTGCAGTAGTTACATTGACCTCCGCGCAGATCAAGGCGCTTCAAACAACTGCTCAAACATTGATCGCGGCTCCTCCCGCCGGCTTTGCAATTGATCTCCTCAGTTTTGTGGCAGAGCTGCTTTATGGCAGTGTAACTTACACTGACGCTGGAGGCGCTGTTAATGTCATTGAGGGAAGTGGCAATGCTCTTGTGACAGGCACGGAGTTGGCAAGCGTAATTACAAACGGCTCCTCTCTTGTCAAGTCTCTGCTGCCCACTGACAACGTGACTTTGACGAGTGCCACAGCAGTAACGTTGACCAAGGCAACGAATAACTACGCTGCCGGCAACGGCACCCTGAAGCTGACGCTGCTTTACGCCATAATCGCAGTTTAGTCAGCCTGCGGCTGAGACTGAGGAGGCTGGGATGGCAAGAGGCTACAACGCGCACAGCTCAATCATGGGAGACCCGTGGCATCGCTGTCAGAGATGCGACTGCGAAACACGGGTGTCCCAGCTTGTGTGGCAAAATGGCCTCCTTCTCTGCACCTCCTGTTATGACAATCCAGACGCCTGGACACGAGATGCTGTGATTCAGGAGGTGCTTGCTGAGGGGTCACCTGAGGAAGCGCAGGTGGCCGAAATCCTGAAGGGAGAGAGCAATGAACCTGAACCTCCCCAGCCCTAACGGGACGAGCCATGAGGCTCGCGCAGCGAGTTGGCCACATCACAACACAGCTCACTTATTGAGTTGTGCGGGAGAGTATGGTCTTGAGGGCCCCGTCGACCCTCCTGCTCGGGTTCCCCGTCCCGTTGCCACCATTGCAGAATCGGGTCCGCCGAAGGCGGTAGTGGTGTGGCCTTTTGGAGTTTTGTTTACGTATTTTACAGGCATGATCATGGAGAATGTATGGTCCAGTTTGAATGGTCAATCTCGATGGGTCAAATTCTTACTATGCTCACGATTGTCGGCACAGGTTTGCATCTTCACAAGAAGCTGGTTGTTTTTGATGCCCAATTGGCAATGATTTGGGCTGATTATGTCAAACGACATGGGCTGGACGGAAGTCCTCCGCAGACATGCGCGGCGCATTATCACTATCGGGCTGGAGATGCGCTAAGCGAAAAGAAGAAGATCAGAATCGAGCGCGCAGAGCATAGCCTCGATGATAACGAGGAAAGATAGGAGACTAAAATGCTCGACATTGATCTCAAGACGATTTCTCGCTCGAAGCAACGCTACCCCACTGTGGGGGACTACTTCACCAAGCCGAATGGGCGTGAGCATACCTCTGTGCGGGTGAGCGAGATGGGGAATTGGCGATACGAGTTCCTCGTAGGGGTGCATGAGCTTGTGGAGTGGGCGCTCATTCGATACCACGGAGTCTCTGAACAAGAAGTGGACGCGTGGGACCTCAAGTATGAGGCTGAACGTAAAGCTGGAGACTTGAGCGAGTCAGGAGACGCAGTGGGCTGCCCCTATGCTCGCGAGCACACCTTTGCCACTTGCGTGGAACGCCTTGTCGCAATCGCGTTGGATGTGAATTGGAAAGAGTACAACAAGTTTATAGAGGAACTTTAGCCCGCTTTGCGGGGAGGAGCTCTGTGATGGCAAACGATTTCACCACAAACCCATGGATTTTGGACACTGCTGGCTTAGCGAATGGCTACAAAGGCGGGAATGTGTTTGTGGATCACATGGAGATGACTGGCTACACCCAGGACACTGACACCTGCCTTGTTGTGAACTTGACTGGGAGAGAGGTGTGGGCGGGGAATGGGGCCTCTGATCTCGAAGAGGTGAGGAGTGGGAAGATTGGGGTGGTTAACAATGGCCTTTATCTGAGCCAGATCAGTTCTGGCAAGGTTCGTGTGTATATTCGCTGAGATGATAGCTGAGTGGTGGGAGGATGGTCTAATATGAGACGAGCAATTCTTTGTGCATCTTGTGTGTTGGCATTTTTGTTGCTTTCATTTATGCCAAGCGAGGGGCAGCAATACTCCGGACTTCAGAGCACCACATTCACAGTGAGTGGCTCGGCTGCCGTCCTCTCATTCTCCGGTAGTGGGACTGCGTTTCATCAGCTCACGTGGACCACGACAGGCTCCCCCATCTGCGCAGTTACATTTGACTCCTCGCCTGATAGTTCTGTGTGGACCACAGGAGGAGTGATTGCAAGTCAGAACTGCGGTACTACGGGGCAGTCTGTTGTAACTGCGGGCACTGTGAACTACGGTCGTGTCACAGTCACACTAAGTGGGAGTGGGACTGTGACAGTGGTGCGGACTGGCTACAGAACTGTAACCAGCGTGGGGATCAGCAATCCCGGCGATGTGCTTTACACGGTGAGTAATTCTCCTGTGACCGGCTCTGGCACTCTGACTCTTACGCCAAACACTCAGCTTGCGAATACGGTGTTCGGTAATTTCACTGGGTCGGCGGCGGTTCCTACATTCTCTTCTGCCCCCACTTTCTCGGCGATCAATCTAACGAATTTCCCCACGCTCAATCAAAGCACTTCGGGCACTGCGGCGACGGCAACCAATGCGCTTTCATTGGGCGGAAGCCTTGCCAATACTTATGCTCCACTAGCAAATCCCTCAGGAAGTGGAACGGCTACTTGGCCGAACATGACGGCGGGCGGCACGGCAGCCACGGGACCGGGAACTAACACGAGCGGCAATGTGGCGACGAATGAGATTGCGGTGACGACCCTGATTACTCCGGCCACGCTAACCAGTTCGACCCTTACGATAGGAGGTACACTTGCACCTGGCACCTACTACTATCGTCATTGGGATATTGATTCAGCGGCGGGCGGGAGTTGCGCTGGCACGGTAGGGAGCACTCTGCCTTCGACTCAGACCTCGCAGGTGGTGCCAGCAGGCACGAGTACGAACACGGTCACCCTGACTTTGACCGCCA